CGCGCCGAAGTCCAGCAGATTCTTCAGGACGCCATCTACCGCGTCGAGTTGGAACTGGCGGAGGTGGGTCGCAAGTCGGAGCCGCGCAAGCCCATCCCGGACGATGACGAGGACGCATGAAGCCCTACATCTGCGCCGAAGAATCCCGCGAAGCGCTCGACCGCGAGATCGCCGCGGGCCTGGGTATCTTCAAGCCCAAGCCGCCCATGTCGCTGTCGGAGTGGTCCGACGAATACGCCTACATCCCCGCCGGCAGCGCGGAGCCCGGCAAATTCTCCACGGCGGTTGCGCCCTACGAGCGCGAGCCCATGGACACCATTTCCGACCCGCACTATCGCAAGATCGTGCTGGTGTGGGCTTCGCAGACGGGCAAAACGCAGCTCGGCCTCAACGCGCTCGGCTACTTCAGCCATCAGCAGCCCTCCTACATGCTGATGATCCAACCCACGCTGGACCGTGCGCAGGAGATGTCCAAAACGCGCATCGCGCCCATGATCCGAGACTCCCCGGCGCTGCGCGACCTTTACCCCGATCCCAAATCCCGCGACTCCGGCAACACACTGGAACTGAAAGAATTCCCCGGCGGCTTCCTGTCGCTGGTGGGCGCGAACTCCCCCAGTGGCCTCGCGTCCAAAGCCATCCGATTCCTCTACGCTGACGAGGTCGACCGCTTCCCGGAATCCGCCGGCACGGAAGGCGACGTGCTCGACCTGGCCTACATCCGGCTTTCCACGTTCTGGAACCGGATCGCCGTCGAAACCTCCACGCCGCTGATCAAAGGCACCTCCCGCATCGAGCATTCCTTCGGCGAATCGGATCAGCGCTATTACCTGGTCCCATGCCCGACTTGCGGGCTTGAACAGGTTTTGATGTGGTCTCGCCTCAAGTACGACAAAGAGGTGATGGAATCCGGCCAGATCCGGCCGCTCGACGTCCACTATGAGTGCATGAACGGCTGCCGCGTCGACGAGGGCAGCAAATATGAGATGGTGCGCAAGGGCCGCTGGCAGGCCAGCCAGGAATCCATCGACGGCAAAACGGCCGGCTTTCACCTCAACGCGCTCTATTCCCCGTGGGTCGAGTGGAGCGGCCTGGTGTTGGAATGGCTCAGCGCCCAGGCCGATCCGGAGAAGCTGCAGGTTTTCACGAATACCCGGCTGGCGGAGTCGTGGGAACTGCGCGGCGATGGCGCCGAAGAAACCGAACTGGAGAAGCGGCAGGAGCCGTTACCCCAGGCTCAGGAAATCCCCGAAGGCGTGTTGCTGCTCACCATGGGCGTCGACGTCCAGCGCGATCGTATCGAAGCCAGCCTGTTCGGCTGGGGTCTCGGTAAAGAGGGATGGGCCGTCGACCATTTTGTGTTGCGCGGATCTCCGGCGCTGCCGGAAGAGCACCCGGAGAGCCCGTGGCGCGAGCTCGACGATCTGCGCACCCGCCGCTGGCGGCATCCCAGCGGCAAGATGCTGGGCATCTCCTGCGTCTGCGTCGATTCCGGCGACCAAACCAAGATCGTCAACGACTACACCCGGCGCCGCGAGCGCCAGCGCGTCTACTCAGTCAAAGGCATGGCCGGGTTTGGCCGTCCGCTGGTGAATGCCGGAACGCGGCCCGACAAGAACAAGACGCTGCTCTACATGGTTGGCGTCGACACGGCCAAAGAGCGCATCTACTCCGGCCTGAAACAGGAGCACAAAGGCGCTGGCTACATTCATATCCTCAAAGCCGAGCATCTGGACCGCGCTTACCTGCAGGGCCTCACCGCGGAGCACATCGTCACCACGCGCCATCGCGGCCGCCCGGTGAAGCGCTTCGAAGTGCTGGCTGGCCGCCGCAACGAGCCGCTGGATTGCGCCGTCTATGCGAGCGCGGCGCGCGAAATCCTGCGCCCCAACTTCGACAGGCTCTACGAGCGGCTGTTCGGCAAGCTGCCTCCGGCTGTCGCCATCCAGCCGATTGTCGAGGCATTGACAGTAGCCGCAGACGGGGTGAAAGCCGCGTTTCAGCCCGAGGAAAAAGCCGAAGAAAACCATGGCGCGGACCCGTGGGCGCACCTCCCCGTGCTGGGCACCATCAGCAAAGCTAAATCCGCCGATAATCCGGCGAGCTGGCGCGATAACTGGAAAATCTTCTGATATTCGGCCATCTTTGACCATTTTTCACGATCCGTTTTACTGTCCTGCGTGACCACTGCCACCGCATCCGTGCCCGTAACTCCCAAACCGGGGGGGGCAAAGTGATCCAGTTGACCCGTCAGGAATGGATCGAGCGCCGCCGCCTGGACCGGCTGCGCAAGGAAGGACTCGCTTCGTGAGCAGCTATCCCGGCATTCTGCCTGCGTGGATCGACTTCGGCGTGGATCAGCCCCACCCGGAGCCGCTTTCCTTCCATGCCGGCGACTCGCTCCAGTGGGAGCGCGATTTCGAGAAGTATCCGGCCTCGGCGGGATGGACGCTGCAGTATGTCCTCAACAATCAGGCCAACCGCATCGTCGTGTCTTCCGGCGATATCACCACGGGCAACGGGTCTGACGAGGGCAGCAGCGACGGGTTCTTTATCAGCATTCCCAACACGGAAACCCTTGGGTGGGCTCCGGGCAATTATCTGTGGCTGGCGGTTCTCACAAATTCCGGCCTTGGCCAGCGCTTCACCGGCGCCGCGGGCCGCGTACAGATTCTCGCCGACATTCTCGACGCCAGCGCGCCTGTCGACACGCGCAGCCAGACGGAGATCGCGCTCGAAAACGTGAAAGCGATGCTGGCCGGGCGCGCCAATGACGGCGTGCAGGAATACAAGATCGGCGACCGCGAACTGCGCCGCTACAGCATGTCCGAACTGCTCAAGCTTAAAAGCTATTACGAAGCGGAAGTGAAGCGGGAACGCCAGAAGCGCGGCGAATACGAAGAGCCGGATACGGTAGCCTTCCACGCTGGATGGGGGATCAATGGCTAGCCTCATTACGCTCGACCTCTCCGACGCCAAAGCGGCCGTCATGGAATCGCGTCTGGCCATCGTGCCCAAGTCCAACACGCGCGCCTATGACGCTGCGCAGTTCACTCGCCTCACCGAGGACTGGGCCACCTGGACCACCTCCGCCGACATCGATTTGTGGGCGGATATCTATCGCCTGCGCGCTCGCGCCCGCCGGGAGTCGCAAAACAACCCCATCGCCCGCAAGGGAATGAAAGTCTTCATCAAGAACATCTTCGGCTCGGACGGCATCCGCCTGCGTATGAAGATTCCGATGAAGAAAGGGAAGAAGCTCAACCAAAAGCTCAACGAACTGATCGAGCAGCTTTTCAAACAGTGGGGCCGCCGCGATTTCTGCACCGTCCAGGGCAACATGGACTGGAAGCGTGCCCAGCGGTTCGCCGGCGCTCAGGTCTGGCGGGACGGGGAGTGCTTCATCCGGCGCCGCACCTCAGCCAACAAGTTTGGATTCTCGCTGCAGTGGCTCGATCCGGATCAGCTCGACACCAACTACTTCATGAACACGCTGCCCAACGGTAATCAGATCCGCATGGGCGTGGAAGTTTCCCCGGACGGCCGCCCGATCGCCTACCACTTCTGGGATCGTCATCCGGCCGAATGGTCCATGTCGAACCGCAATCGTATCCGCATTGCTGCGGAGGATGTGATTCACCTGTACGATCCGGAGCGGGTGATGCAAACCCGCGGCGTCTCGGAAATGGCGTCTTCGCTGATGACCATGCACATGCACGGCCAGTACAGCATGGCAGAAGTCGTAGCCGCGCGCGTGGCCGCCGCGAAGATGGGTTTCTTTGAGAAGGCCGGCACCGACGCCGGCTTCGAAGGCACCGAGCGGGACGAGCAGCGGAACATCAAGGTCAAGATGAGCCCGGGGACCGTCGAACAGCTTCCCGAGGGCGTCACCTTCAAGCCGTGGGATCCGCAACACCCCACCAACGCTTTTCCGGCCTTCACAAAAATGCTGCTGCGGCTCTGCGGCTCGGGCATGGATATCAGCTACGAGACGCTGGCCAACGACCGCGAAGGCGTCAATTATTCCAGCATCCGCGCCGGCCTGCTCGACGATCGCGACACCTGGCGCATCTGGCAGGATTATTTTTCGACGGAACTGACGGGCCGCGTGTTCCAGTGGTTTTTGGAGTCGGCGTGGCTTTCCGGCCTCGTTCCGCTGGATGGCACGTCGGACGATTATGTCGACTACGCCATCTGGACGGGCCGCGCCTGGGCGTGGATCGATCCCCTCAAGGACGCGCAGGCCGCCACGCTGATGCAGAGCAATGGCCTGGAGACGCATACCGCGCAGCTCGCGCAGCAGGGCGACGACTTCGAAGAGACGATGGAGACCTTCGCTTACGAGAAGGAATTCAAAAAGCAACTCGGCCTCGTCTTCGGCACCGACGTTCACGGCGTAGCCGACACGGCCGAGGACGATCCGGCAGCGGGGGGCAGCGGTGGCAGCACAAAGAAAGAGGGCGGGGGCGACGGCAGCTAACGGCGCCCGCGCCCAACTGATCGAACGGCTGCTGGCGGGCGATATCACGCGCGGCTTACCTATGCCGCAGCGGCCCAAAGGTCCAGACCCGCTGGCGCCCACCGGCGCGCAATGGTTCTATGCCCGCTGGTGCGCGCTGGAATGCGTTCACCTCTGGCCCTGTCCTCCGCTGGTGCGCGAATACCTCGAAACCGGCGACCCGGCGCAAGCCAGCATGAGGGAAGGCGAGTCAGACGCTGCTCCCCGGGAGACGGCCGCTGGGCTCACTTCGCAATACGTCTGGCTCGGTGGACCGCCTCGCCTCGGTTTCGGCGCGGACGGCTGCGCGGCGGTCAGCGCCCACTATGCGGCTACCGGAAATATCGCGGGCGCGGCGGAGCATGCGATTCGCGCCCTGGCGTGGGCGGCGCTCGATGCCGCGCAGGAGGAAGTGTCCACGCCGTTCACAGCGCGCGAACGGATGGAGATCCTGAACGCCGGCCGGTTGCGCCTGGAAGAGGTGTTCGCCGCCGCCGCGCGGGAGATCTTCGAGGGCGACAGAACCCTGTAAATCCCGGCGATTTGACAGCCTTTTTCGCTTCCGTGCTACGTTGCACGCGCAATGGCGAAGCGCGAACTCCCGAAAAGTCTGCCGATGGGCCAGCGTACCGTGCAGGTACGGGCGCAGAAGAGCGCCGACTCTGAACCGGCCTATCCGCTTACCCTGGCCACCGATCAACCGGTGCGTCGCGGCGGCTACTGGGGCTGGTATTACGAAGTCCTCGGCCATGACGCCGGGGAAGTGGATACCGACCGCCTCGCCAACGGCGTTGCGCTGCTGGTGAACCATGATCCCAATCAGCGCGCCGGGCGCATTGAAAACGGCGTCGTCGGCAAAGGCAAAACCACCGGCGAAGCGCGTTTTGGCACCACCGATTTTGCGCGGTCCATCCAGCAGGAAGTGGATGACGGCACCCTGACCGACATGAGCGTCGGTTATCTGGTGCACGAATACAACCGCGTTGCCGACGTGGATCCGGCGGATGACGAAGACGAAGAATACCTCGGCACCTATCGCGCTGTGCGCTGGGAGCCGGTCGAAGGTTCTCTGGTCGCCATCCCGGCCGATCCAGCCTCTGGCGTGGGACGTGGCCTCGATGCCGTCGCCGCCGACAAGTTTCCGCAATACCCGGTTCGCTTCATCGGCGCTCCGGCAATTCCGCCGGTAACCCCCGGCAAACAGGAGCAACGCACAATGGCCACCACTGCAGTCGTACCCGAAGCCACCGCGGCACCGACCGCTACGGTGGGCGCCGATCAGTTGAAGGCGGAGCGCGCGCGCGTCGCGCACATCGCTCTGCTGCGCGACACTTACCCCGAACTGCTCACCCGCGAAGCTGCGGAGAAGGCGATCCACGAAGGCACCGAGGGCAACGCCGTCGCCGCCCAGGTGCTGGCCGCGAAGCGAGCCAAAGAAGTCACGCTCCATTCCGGCTCGCCTGTCGAGCTCAGCGAAAAAGAGCGCCAGCGGTATTCCTTTGCCCGCGCCATCAAGGTCAACCTGGCCCGCCGCGACGGCAACAGCCGCGAGACGTGCTTCGAGGACGAGGTTTCGCAGACCATCGCGAAGTCCATGGGCCGCGACACGGAAGGCATCTTCGTGCCGACAACCGAGCCGCTGTTCCGCCTCACGCCGCAGGAAATCCAGCGCCGCGCCCTGTACACGGGTTCGGCTGGCGCCGGCGGCAACACCGTGGCGACGGAACTGGTCGGCTTCCTCGACGTGCTTCGTCCCCGCACCCGCCTGTTTCAGTTGGGCGCGGAGTTCATGGGCGGCATGACCGCGAACTTCAGCCTGCCCAAGATGCTCACCGATTCCGACTTCAACTGGGTGGGTGAGAATCCCGGCTCCGACAACTCGGACATCGATCCGACCTTCGGCCAGGTGCAGTTCACCCCGAAGACGGCGACCGGGTCCACGAGCTGGTCGCGCCAGTTGTTTGTCCAGTCCTCGGTCGATATCGAAGCGCGCGTGCGCAATTCGCTGGTGCAGCGCGCGGCCATCGCCATCGACAAGGCCGGCATTCAGGGCAGCGGGTCCTCGAATCAGCCCAAAGGCATCCTGAACGCCACCGGCGTTTCGGTCATCTCGCTGGGCACCAACGGCGGCGTCCCCACGTTCCAGAACCTGATCGACATGGCGATGGATCCGGCCAGCTACAACGCGGATCAGCTCGGCGACATTCAGTACCTGATCACGCCTGAAATCGCGGGCTACCTGCAGGGGCAGCCGAAACTCTCCAACACCATCGCGGAACCGATCTTCGATTTCCGCGCGGATGGTCAGGGCGTCATCAACGGGCTCAAGGCATACTGGTCGAACAATCTGCCCAAGAACCTGACCAAGGGCAGCGGATCGGCTCTGCATGCCGGCATCGCGGGCGTCTTCAACGCGCTCACCATCGCCGAGTGGGGCGCGCTGGAAATCCTGCTCGATCCGTACACCGGCGCGAAGCAGGCTTTGGTGAAAATCATCGCCAACCTCATGATCGACGTCCAGCCGACCTACGCGCAGGCGTTCTCGGTCTACCTCGACGCCACCAACACGACCTCCGAGAACTAGTCGGCGGCCGCACAAGATACACCCAAACGCGAAGCAACACCCGGGGCTGAGTAGCGCAAGCGAAAGGCCCCGGTAATTCCGAACAGCGAGGGAAGTATGGCGATTGAAGTTTTGCAGGCGAAACCGCAGAAGCTTCGGGCGATCGAGATCATCGCGCCCCGGAAAAACAAGACGCCGCGCGGCGTGCTGGTGCAGGGCCAGGTGCTGGAACACGGCAAACAGGTCAAAGTGCCGGAATCCGATGCCCACGATCTGGTGTGCGCCGGCCAGGCGAAGTTTCTGGACGAATCCGCCCAGGCCGCGAAGAAGTAGGCCCATTCAAATCCAGTTTCCCGGAAGTGAACCATGGCGAACAGCGAATATGTCGTGAACAGCGATGTGGTGATTGACGATCAGCCCCACCCGGCTGGGTCGATCCTCTCGCTCGCTGACGATGTTGCTGCGCCGCTGGTCGCTTCCGGCGATATCGTTCCGGTCCCCGCTGCCGAGCCGAAGCCTGTTGCGGCGGCTGCTGCCGATGCCCCTCCCGGATACAAAGTACGGCGCCCGGTCATCATCGGCGGCAAGCCTGCTGCGGTTGGAGCGATCGTTGAACTCGATCCCGCCGAAGCTGCGGAACTGCTGGTGTCCGGGCAAGTGGCCGCTGAGGGTGGCTAACCATGACCGCTCCAGCTATCCAGTACCGGGTGAAGCGCTCCGTCACAGTTGACGGCAACCGGCTTCAGCCTGGCCAGCTTGTTTCGCTCGCGCCGCATATCGCCACGGTTCTGCTGGCCTCGCGCCATGTCAGGAAGGTGCTGTGATGGCTTTCGGCGACAGCGATCTGAGCGTGTTTACCGCCGACTTCGGCGTCGCGGTTGAGTTTGGCGGCTCAACGGCGCAGGGCAATTTCGATGCGCCCCAGAAGAACCTCGGCGGCGACTCCGGCTTTGGCGGCGTCGATACGAGCATTCCCAGGGTGCATCTGCCATTCAACGCCTTTAGCCCGATGCCGCAGGAAGAGCAGACGGTCACGGTCGACGGCACGGATTACCTCGTCGGCGCCGTGACGGCTGAAGGCGATGGCAAGTTTGTGTGCATTGATTTGAAGGCGGTGAGCTAGTGTCTGGCCCGGCGTATAGCGTGCAGTCGCAGTTGCTGGATGCCGTTGTCGGCGTGCTGGCCGCGCTCGATGGCGCTCCGGCGTACCGCTGCCGCGTGATTCCGTTCAACCCCGGCCAGCTTCCCGCCTACAACGTTTTTCCGGATGAGGCTGAGCCCCAGTATGAGGGCGCCTATTCCGGCTCGGTGAAATGGTCGTTCCTGTGGCGCGTGCGCTGTATCGTCACCGGCAACGATGGCGTCGATAAGCTTGCCGATCCGCTGTTCGTCGCCGGGAGCGCCGCGATTCTCGCCGATCCGACGCTGGGCGGCCTCGCGCTGACCACGCGCTTTGCCGGGGTGAAGTGGGAGAAAGAAGCGGAAGGCCTGGAATCCCCGCTCGCCCTCGTTGTCACGTTCAAAAGTGAATTTGCCACGTCCCGGAGCAATCCGAGCGTGAGTCTGCCGTAAGGAGAAACCATTATGACCGCGCCCGCAACAACCCGTCTGACCGGCGACCTCGCGCAAACCAGCGTCGGGGCAACCGGATCCCAAACTCAGGTCCTCGGCCTCGTCGACTGGGAAATCAACCGCAAGGTGAAATCCGTCGAATGCACCACCACCGACGACGCCGGCGAGGAATTCAGCCTGCCGTCGACGCGGAGCTGGCGCGCCACGGCGAAGTACGCCTACCTCGACCAGGACCCGTCGCAGCTCGCACAGATCCTCAATGCCATCTCCAGCGGCCAAACCGTGCTGGAGTGGAACTTCTTCCCCGATGCGGTCACTGGCCGCTATTCGTGGAAGGGCTCGGCGTACGTCGACAGCTTCAAGCTGGGCGGCGGCGTTGGCAAAGAGTTCGGGCTCGATATCACGCTCGTTGGCGTTGGCGTTCTGACGGCTGTCGTGCAGACCGCTCAGGTCTCCGGCGAAGCCGAGAACTAGCCTCAACCTTCCGCTGCAAACCTTTGGCCCCGCCGCCCAGCGGGGCCTTCTTTTGACCGGAACTGGAAATCTGCGGTACTGGTGTTCGGCACTACAGCGTAATCAACTCGGAGGGAAAAGTCATGGCCGATGTTCGCGGCAAGTTCAAAGTCACAGAAATCACGCGCGGCGCCTGGAACCCAAAGGCGGCGCAGGTGAAGCTCGAAGCGGTTTACACCGGAACGCCGGAAGATAACTCGTTCTCCGAGGCAACGCCTTCGGCGCAGATCACCATGCTTGTCACCAATGCCAGCGCCGTGGATAAACTGCCTCTCGGCAAGTCCTTCTACGTGGATTTCACGGTCATTGAGGATACAGAGGCCAAATGACTCCTGACGCCACGCGCGCGCACATCTCCATCGACCTCGACCGCCCACGGGTCCTCTGCTTCGACCACAAAGCCACCTTTGCGCTCATGCAGCGCTACGGGCTGCGCCCCACCAACGCGCTTTACGAGACGATCCCGCTTCCCGGCAGGAAACAGGAGCTCCGGATTCGCTCGGTGGAGGCGCTGGCCTTCTTTCTCTACATCGGCCTGCAGCGCGACGCCGCGGATGCGGGTGAGACGCTGACCGAGGCCCAGGCGGAAGCTTTAATAACGCCGCTCACGATTGAGGGCATCTTCTACGCGCTGCTGGCGTCGCTCAGCAATCCGCTGCACCGAAAAAACGCCGATCCGGCCGAGCCAAAGGGCGAGCAGGCCGGGGCAAGCGCGAGCCCAAAGCATTCGACTGGGAGGAAGCACTTCGCTTCGGAACCGGAAGGCTCGGACTAAAGCCGGAGGAATTCTGGCGGCTGATGCCATGGGAATTCACGCTCATGGCGGAAGGGTACGACGAAGCGCAGCGGGCGCGGCGGCGGGTGGAAGCTGGCTGGCTGGCGTTCCTGTTGAGCGCGCAGTGCGGCAAACCGGTGACCGCGGCGCAACTGCTGGGCGAGGCACCGGCGGAAACGTCTGAGGCGCGGAAGCAGACCGAGGGCGAGAAGCGGATCGCGGAGATCCGGCGCAAGTTGAAGCGGGCCGCGAAGAAGAAAGGGACGTGATGGCTGGCAAAGGGATCGTAATCCAGATTCAGGGCGACGGCACGGGCGCCGCCGAAGCGCTGCGCATGATCGAAGAGAAGATGCGCGAGACGGCCGCCACCGGCAATGAAATGTCGGAGCAGTTGCAGGTGGCCAGCGAACGCATGCAGAAGGCCCTCGAGTATGCCGGCATCAGCTACGGGATGCACGAAGCCATCGACGGCATGAAAGAGATGGTGCAGAAAAGCGTCGATCTGGGCATGGAGATCGGCCATCTGTCGAAGCAGACGGGCATTTCGACCGAGAATCTGTCGGTGCTGAAGTATGTGAGCGAGCAGACCGGCGTCAGCTTCGAATCGCTCCAGAAGGGGTTCAAAAAGCTGTCCACGGAGATGTTCGAGGTGCAGATGGGGTCCAAAGAGGCCAACGCCGCCTTTGGGCTGCTGCACATCAGTTCCGCCGACCTGACAAAGACAAACGGCGACATGTACAAGACGCTGGAGCTGGTCGCCGACAAGATGGCGGCCATGCCCGATGGCTGGCAGAAGAGCGCGGCCGCGCAGCAACTCTTCGGGCGCGCCGGAGTGGAACTGATCCCCATCCTCGACCAGGGCGCCGACGCGCTGGAGCGGATGCGCGGCGACGCCGAAGCCGCCGGCGTGGTCCTCAGCGACAGCATGGTCAAACAGATGGAAGAGCTGCACAAGCTCTCCACGCAGGTGGAATCGAACCTGATGGGGCTGGCCATCGAACTGACGCGCGACCTGACTCCGGCGATCACCAACTGGTCGCAGGGCATGGAGATCGCGCTCGGCTACCTGCGCGACTGGCTCAATCTGTCGCAGACGCCCATCAACGTCGGCCTGGCGGCCATCCCCAAATCCATCCTGCAGTCCTCCGATCCGGCGACGCTGGCCTACGATTCCGGACAGGAACGCTCAAAGATCGACAGCCAGATCGCGGCCCTCAATCAGGCGCACGACGCCAAGCTGGTGTCTGAGCAGGAATTCCAGCAGAAGATGCTCAAGTTGCATCAGGATTACGACAAGGCCACCGAACAGGAAGCCGCGGCGCATGCCACGTCGCTCTGGAAGCAAGTCTCCGTCGTGCAGGCGCAGTTGGAGGACATGCAGCGGCAGCACGCCGCGGGCGCGCAGTTCACCGCGACCGGCGCCGAGGTGTCCGGAACGCCGGATCTTGATGCGCAGATTGTTCGAACGCAGAAGCAGCTTGACGAGATGAAGGCGCTTGAGGCCCATTATCTTGACGAGATGCGCGCAGCGCAGGACCGCATGGCGAGCAACACGGCTACCGGGTCGCCCGGGATGCCGGATTCGCTGTCGAAAGACAACACCGCCGCGATCAAAGACGCCAACTGGGCTGACTCCGTCAACCGTCTGATGGATGAGCAGACCGCGAAGGAATACGCCAAACTCAGCGCCTCGATGGCCGCGGAGTTGCATCTGCGCGAGGCGAACGACGCGCGGCAGTTGGCTGAGGCGAAGGACGCCATGGAGATCCAGATGGCATTTCTCGACGCCAAACACACCGAAGGACTGGTGAAAGAGCGCGACTATCTGGCGCAGAAACTCCAGATCGAGGAATCCGGCTACGCCGCCGAGAAACAGGCGCTGGTGGCAAAGCAGCAACAGTTGCAGTCGGCTGTTGCGTCCCAGCATGACGAAACCAAACAAAACGAGCTCAAGGCGCAGCTCGTCGATGTGGAAACAAAGCTGGCGAATCTGGCCGCCCAGCGGGAGAAGTCGGAAGCCGCCATTACGGCAGAAATCGAGAAGCAGCGTAACATCCCGAGCGGTGGCACCTCCGCCGAGGGGGCGGCACAACAGGCGGAGATGGCGTCGCGGGCCAGCGAAGCGCAGGCCACAGCGCAAATCACAGGTCGGTTCCTTGAGCAATTGAGTAATTTGCATGGCAAGGATCCGCTCCGCGCGCTGGTGCAGGATATGATCGCCGACCTGGACCGCCTCGCGACAGAGGTGTTGGAGAAGCAGTTCATTCTCCCGATGCTCCGGCAACTGTTCGCGCCCGGTGTCCCATCCGTTATGGGTGGAACCAACGACCCGCTGGGGCTGGATGTTCCAGGCATGGACCTAAGCGGTTTGGCGTCTCAGTTGCCCCAATTCCCGACCATGGCGACTGGTGGCAGTCCGGACGGCGCAACATGGATCGGCGAGCATGGGATGGAGTTGTGGACGCCGCCGGCGAAGGGCGGCACAGTGACGCCCAGCGATGTGCTGGAAGGTCTGGCGAAGGGCGGCGGTGGCGGAGGCGGCGCTCCGAACGTCACGATGAATCTGGTGAACCAAAGCAGCCAGCCGCTCCAGAGTAAACCGCCGAGTGTCAGCTATGACGCCCAGGCGCGCCAGTTCATCGTTCACACGGTGATTGAGGACATGCAGCAGGGCGGCCCGGTCAGCATGGCGCTGCGCGGGATCGGCGGCTAGTTGTTGAAAGCCGTCGATTTGTCGATAAAAGCCACCTGCTCAGCCTTACTCGCGAAACTCATGCCCAAAATCCCGGCTAACGGGTTCGTATCCTCTTCGACCATGCTGCTGTACGATTCGTAGGTAAATGACGTCCATCGGATGCTGAATGCCGGATGGGTCCATGTCGAAATGAGCGTTTGCGACTTTCCCTGCGATCCCACGGTCACCTGTCGATTCGCCCCGCCAAAGGTGTTGGATCGGAATGTTTGTCCGCTCTCTAGCTCTTTTGGCGGATCGGGAACCCCATAGACGGCCGTCAAATCGTTAACCGTGGCCATCTCGTTTTGGTAGCGCTCGCCGAGCATTTTGTGAGCGACCGTGAAGTCGATCTCCGCAACCCTGCCGCCTCGGAAAACCACCCGTTCTGTCTCGACCTTCGCTCCGCCCGGAGTGATCCACTTGACGTGGTGTTTGATTTTGCAATCGTGAACTGAGTAGCGACCAGCATGGTCTAAATCGAAAGCTCTTAGCTGTTTGCAATCGTGTGGTGTGTTGCTCATGAACTGACTGAACGTCATGCCCAGCCATAGGCTTGGATCTGTCGGCAACCCTTGAGCTGTGGCCGTTCCCGCGCAAAGCAGAATTGCCACCGTAACAGCAAATTTCCGCATAACCCCTCCGAACGCGGCGAGTATACCGCTCCGTCATACAAAATTCAAGAAAAACCTACAGACGCACCTGGACGCCGCTGCCGCGCATGGCGTCGTTGGCGATGACCTCGGTGGCCGCGCGGCTGAAGTTGGCGGGAAACCGCGCCTCCGCCGTCTGGCTGACCTCCTGAAAGGCGGGGAAGACGGCTGGGATATGCGCGGACTTGATGAGGATGTACATGGGCAGCGCGTCGCGCTCGCCCACGGCGCGCGCCATGATGGCCGGCTTCCCGCTTTTGAGGACCGTGGCAAAGAAGACATGGCCGAAGGTGACGAATCCCCGGACGGATGGCCCCTCAGCTTTGCCCCGCCGCCGGGTGCCCCGGCTCTTGATGTTCTGCAGGAGTTGCGCCGGCCGCGCCCATGACGGGATGATCTGCCCCACGATCGCGCGCAGATACTTCGTCGGAACACCAATATAGGCGATGCCGTCGACGGTCACCCGGCCGCTGGGCGTTTTGGTCCCGCTGTCTTCCTGTCGCGGCAGGTAGTCGGGTGCGCCGGTGCGGCGGTTGGCGGTGTCGGTGTAGACCTCGGCGGTCAGGTTCTGCTTCGTTGCCATCTGCGTCAGGGTGCGGTCGACCGTCCAGTCGTTGCGTAGCTGGAACTTGCTGCCCTCGAGGGTGCGTGTGGTGTTCCGCGCGTCGATGGCGGTCATGGTGAGCGCCCGGGCGATGGTGAAGGGGATTTGATTCTGGCGCAGATCGGCAAACGCTCGCAGCGGCCCATCCACATCGACTTTCGCGCTCAGCACCGGCATAGGGGATTGTGGCCCGATTTGACCGATTCCGGCAATTGGCGGCATTGTGCGTGGGCCGCGGTAGCGTGTCATGCGCATTGAAAGGTCTCCTGCCGATCAAGGGAGACCGGGGAGATTCGGGAAGTCTCTCGCCCGTTCAGCGAGAAGCGACACCCCGATGCCGCCGCAACATTGGAGGGTATCCATGGCTGATTATCCGCCGAAACCGCGCAAGGTTCCGGCATCCACGCTCAACCGTTGTGTCCTGCTGCTGTTCGACTTCTGCGAACAGTTGCGCCGTCAGGGCTGCCCGAACACGGCCAACGAGGTTGGCGCCATCGCCCGCGAAATCAGCGCTTCCCCGGAGATTGAGAACGCCCCAATCCTGGTGATGCCGCCGACGGACACGGTGCACTGACGTGGGAGCCGCCTACCTCAAAAACACCGATCTGCCGTGGAACCGGGATAAGCCGCCGGCCCCGAAGCTTCCCGTTCTCCCGCGCCTCGCCAAACCCCAACCGCCGCAGGATCGCGAGCGCGAACTGCAGCAGAACCTGCGCACCCGCTAACTTGCCCACTTTCACGAAAGCGGGGTACAGGTAACCGTGTCCACCCCTCCGCCGTTTCCGGAACTCTCCCGCGCGTTTGCCCTGCGTCAGGTCGAAAACCCCGTCGACCCCACGCTGCGCGATCCCATGGAAAACGGCATGGAGACCACGCGCGCCCGGTTCACGCGCCTGCGCCGCAGCTTCTCTGTCGCCCTCGATCTGCTCACAGCAGACGACAAGACGGCGCTCGACACCTTCTACCAGACCACCGTGGTCTACGGCGCGCTGCCGTTCCTGCTCGCCGATCCGCGCAACGCGGAGAATCCGCAGACCTACACCGTGCGGTTCTCGACGCTGCCCAAATACTCCGACGCCGGATGGATTGCCGCCGACACCCTGGGCAACGCCGCCCAGTTCCGCTGGAACTGCCAGTTTGAAGTGAGGGAGATGTGAGCACCGCCCGGCCGCCGCTCAACCTCATCTCCGTGCTGGCCAACGTCCAGCGCCACGCCATTGCCAGCGGCGATCCGTGGATCCTGCTTATGGATATCGAGTGGCCCGGCAACTCCGCTTCGGACCCCGACGTCGAGCAGCAGCATATCCGGCTGGCGCGCAACCTCGACCCGGTCACCTTTGACGCCGGAGACGGCAACGGGCCATGCGTCTACCAGCCATTCAACTTCGAAATGGGCGAATTTCAGGTTTCCTCCAACGGCTCAGTGCCGTCGATGGAGATGCAGGCTTCGAACGTCATGCGCATCCTGCAGGGCGTGATCGAGCAATATGCCGGCGTGGTGGGCGCGAATCTCTACCTCTACGTCCTGAATACCGCCAATCCCCTCGGCGAACCGGACCTGACGCTGCAGTTCACCATCGTGCAGACGGTTTCCGATTCCAAGCTGGTGCACCTGAAGCTGGGTGCGAGCTCGCCCATGCGCCGCCTCTTCCCGCTGCTCATGTACTGGCCGAACTTCTGCATCTGGAAGTACAAATCCATCCAGTGCGGCTACACCGGCGACATGCCGACGTGCAGCAGGACGCTGGACGGAACCACCGGCTGCGAGGCGCACGACAATAACGCCCGCTTCGGCGGCTTCCCAGGCATCGACACCAATGGCGCGACGGCGGCGAGCGTAGTCTAGCCCGCACTTTGACCGAATCCGCGAAAACGCGGTACTTACAGCGGTGCCGAAACCCGCCGTCACCGGATTCCCGCCTCTTCCCGCCCGTCCGCGCGCCGCGCTCCAGCCGCGTCCTCCGGCCCCTCTGGCTCCCCGCCTCTTTGCCGACCTGATCGGCAAGCCATGGGCGGAGGGCGGCCGCGGCCCGGACGCTTACGACTGCGTCGGTCTGGTGCTGGAAGTGGCCAAACGGCTCGGCAAACAGCTGCCGGACTATGTGAGCAATGAGGCCACCCTGCACGCCGAACTGGCGGCTGGCGGCGACTCCCTCGCCGATCTGCCCCGCATGATCCACCCCAACGTGGGCGACGTGGTGCTGCTGCGCATGGGGGTGAACGAGCACCACCTGGGCGTCATGGTCGATTCCTGCCGCATGCTGCACGCCTCGCGCAACTGTGCAGCCATCATCGAGCGGGTGAATAGCCCGCTCTGGCAGCGCCGGGTGATGGGCTATTATGCGCTCCTTTCCGCGGCCGCTCCGGCCAAAGGTCCAGCAGCATGATCAGGCTGGTGCACGTTCGCAACCCGCTGCTGCCCGCGAGCTCGCGCAGCCTGCTGGAGATTCCCTGCGTCGAAGGCCGGCACCTCGACGAATACCTGAAAGCTGAATTCACCGACACGGAAAAGCTGGTGGCATCGCACAACGGCAAAGTCATTCCGCCGGAGATGTGGCCCGGCATCATCCCGCGGGACGGCGACTGCATCGTCGTGGCGCCGAACCTCGGCAACGAGGGCGTCTGGCGCACGCTGGCGCAGGTGGCTGTGATGGCCGGCGCGCTGGTCGCTGGCGCGCTCACGGCGGGCGCAGCCATTCCCCTGCTCGGCATTGCCGGTGGCGCCGGCTTGCTCGGCGGCGGAGCGCTGATGGGCGGTTTGGCGGCGGGCATCGTCTCCATTGCCGGGAATGTCCTGATTCAGACCCTGATGCCGGGAGGTCCATCGACCAAGGCGCAATCTCCTAGCTACCAGTTCGCCGGGCCGCAATCGCTGGCGCAATCCGGAACGGTCATTCCCAAGGGTTACGGCACTTTCCTTTCCGGCGGCAACATCATCTCCAGCTTTGTCGACGTCGAGGGCAGCGACCAGTACATCAACGCGCTGGTGTGCTTCGGCTTCGGCCCAGCGCGGTCCATCTCCGGCGTCCAGATCAACGGCAAAGCGCTGGGCAGCTACCAGAACGTCGAGGCATATTACCGGCTGGGCTCCAACGATCAGCCGCCCATCGCGCAGTTTAACCGCATCGTCAACGGCTATCCGCAGGAGACGCAGGTGACCTATCTGGGTGGCCCGGTGGTGGTTCCCGGCACTGGCGACCAGACGCAGGCGCTGCAGGTGGATGTGAACTTCCCGGTGGGCGTCTTCTATATCACCGGCGACGGCAACACGGTTCCGTGCCAGATCATTTACAAGGTTGAATACTCGGTGAGCGGCGAGGATGACTGGCAGGGCGTCCTCCAGCCGCTGGCCACCCACGATATCATCGTCTACAACGAAGACGGCACGGTGAATCCCTACGAAACGCCGGTTTGGGTGGTGGTGCCCACTTCCTACCCACCGGGCAGCGGCATCGTGCTCTCGACGGATTCCTGTTCGAGCTGCCACACCATCGGCGAGCCGTGGAACGAAACCATGAGCGTGACCACGGTGAACGAGGATGGCTCGACGAGTACCGCCTCGGTGACCTTCCACGGTGAGTGGCAGCTCTGCGATCCCACGCTGAATCAGGTGGCCGTCGATACCTGGACCACGGGCTGGGTGAAATACGTCAACGCCACGACGGAATCGGTCTACAACCGGACCTCGATCTATGGCCTCAGCCCGGCGAAGTACGACGTCCGGGTGACGAAGTACGGTTCGAACAATGCCAGCGACGGCGTCTTCCCGGGCGACGTGGACGATCCGCACCGCGGGCAGGAAGTCTGGCTGCACTCGGTCAACGAGATTACCTATCAGGATCTCGCTTACCCCAACATGATCCTGCTGGGTGTGCGCGCCCTGGCCACCAACCAAATCAACGGCGCCAACATCAACGTCACCGCTCTGGTGGAGTACGGGCTGCGCACCCTCGACAACAATGTGCTGCCTTCGGCGCTGCAGGCCTTCGAAGAAGACAATCCCGCCTGCGTTGCGGCGGATATGCTGCTCGACGACCTCTACGGCGGCGGCGAGTGGCCCGGTATCTCTCCGGCCAACCTCGAGCGGTACATCGACGAGTGGGTCGCCTGGGCGGAGCTGAACGACACGCTGGTGCCGGATGGCAACGGCAACAATATCCGGCTGCACGTCTTCAACGGCATCTTCGACAACGAGGACAACCTGTGGAATCAGGTGAATGCCGTCGCGCAAATGTCGCGCGCCGCCGTCATTCCCATGGGCCTCGACTACGGCGTCTTCATCGATCAGGAAGATACGCCGGTGCAGATGTTCTCAATGGGCAACATCATTCAGGACAGCTTCCAGGAGCGCTGGATCGCACTCGACGATCGCGCCAATCAGATCGAGGTGCAGTTCGCCGACTCGACGCGCTATTACCGTCAGGATAACCCCATTGTTTACATCGATCCTGCCGACCTCGCTTCCGGCGTCGCCATCAAAAACGTGCGCATCAATGGCAAGGGCATCACGATTCCCGCGCAGGCCTGGCACCTCGGCTCGTTTAAGGGGCTCTGCAACAAGAATCTGTTGCGCCTGGGCGAGTTCAAATGCGATGTAGACGCGGTCGCCTGCCGTCCCGGCAATCTGGTGATCCTGCAGCATGACGTTCCGCAATGGGGCTGGGGCGGCCGGCTGCTGGCCGGAAACACCGCGGCTCTGGTGAACGTGGACCGCAACGATCTGCCGTGGGATGGAAGCACCGCTTACAACCTGATGGCGCTCTTTGCCGCCGTCCAGCGGTATACCGGCACAATCTCGTCTGTTTCCACGGTGACGGATGGCACCGGCCTGACCATCGGGACGGCTCTGGCGCTCTCCAGCTTTGACAATACCCACCGCGTCACGCGCTGCGTCGTCGCCGGAACCGACTGCCTCATCCTGTCGGCTTCCGCTGGATCCGTGGTAGTGACGTTGCCACCGGGGTTCACGCCCGCTTCCGGGCAAACCTACGTCCTCTACGACACCGATGTGATTGAGACGGCAACCGTCTCCGGCGTCACGGAGGGACCCAACGGCACGCAGATCGTCGCGCTGGGCACGCCATTCACGCAGGCTCCGGACGATTACGCCGTCTACTTCTACGGGGAGCCGAGCAGCCAGAAGATTGTGCGGGTGACGGCCGTCAAAAAAGCCAGCGAGATGCGGTCGACCATTGAATGGATCGACTACAACCCTGCCTGCTACACCGTCCAGACGCCTATCGTCGGCGAGACGAGCGCCCAGGTCACCACCAACCCGGGCGTCACCAACCTCGAGGCCGCTGAAACCTTCGGTCTGCAAACCTCCGGCAATTACGAGGATTACATCGTTCTCACCTGGCAGAACGGGCCCAACACCGCCGGCGTGGGGATCTATGGCAACTTCGGCGGCGCAACGCAGATGCTGGCGCGCCTGACCGGATCGCCTACGAGCTGGAAGATGCAGGCGGTTCCGGGCGTGACGTGGGTGCTGACCGTGGTGGGCTTTGACGCCAACGATTACTACGCCGACTTTGCCACGGCACCGAGCGTGACGATCACGCCGGAAGGCATCACCGCCAATCTGCTGCAGGATTCCAGCTTCCAGAGCGGCTTCGCCTACTGGAATGTGACGCCGCGCGCGGGCGATACGCTGGCCCCGGATCTGAGCAATGACGGCGAGGCTGTCTATACCGTTGCCGAATCGACGCTCTCTGCAACGCAGGTGATCCTCAACCAGGTAGTGAACCCGTCGAAATGGAGCATCGGCACGCTGCTGATGCTTTCCGCCTATTTCGAAACCTCCGGCACGCCCTCCGGCAATCTGGTGGCGGATATCGCATTTTATTCCGACGCCGGCGTGACGCTCATCAGTACCGCGCGCGCCGTCTTCACCATGACCGGTGCGGCGTCGCTCATTACCCGCGTCAACACCGCGGCTACCGCCGTCCCCTCCGATACCGCGCAGATCCGGGTGCGGGTGCTGGTGGATGGCACGGTCAGCGTCCCCGTAGCTTCGTCGGTGACGGCCAGCCATCTGCTGCTGGAAGTGGCGGAGTCCGGACAGACCGAACCATCCGTTTGGGCGGATATCGATTCCGCAGGGCAGGTGACCGACGTCTTTACGGCCGGATCGAGCAGTTCGCTGCGGGCGCAGGCCTCGGCGCTGCCCGTCTTCACCGGCAGCTTCCCGTTCTCGTACACCGACAGCACCATCACTTTTGACTGGAGCGATCTGCAGATTGCGTGGCCGGATGGCGGCCTGACCGAGATCGTCGACGGCTCGATGGAGGTAACCGGCCTCTCCACGCTGACCCCCTATTATGCGTATCTCTACTTCGATATCGTCAACGGCGGCGTCAAGATCGTCACTCCCACCACGCCGGTCGGCACGCCGGCAGTTTTGACGCTGGTGCACGATGCGGCCGCAGACGCCGCATGCAAGATGGACGGCCGCGTGCCCCTGACGCCCGGCGGCCTGGCGATGCAAACGGCGGCGTCCGGCCAAACTGGCTCGGGCGGCGGCGGCGGATCGGGTGCGGCCAGTATCAACGTCTCCGTCACCCCCGGCATCGTAAGCATGACCTACGAGACGAGCGCCCAGAGCTTTACGGCGACGGTGACCGGATCCAGCAATACCGCCGTGGTCTGGAGTCTTGGCCCCGGTTCCCTGGGAACCATCGACAGTTCCGGGAACTGGACGCCGCCCGCGTCTCCGCCGAGCTCCGGTGGCGCAACGGTGATTGCGCAGAGTGTGGCTAACAGCTCCTGTTATGGCGCCGCCGAAATTAGCTGGCACCTGTAGATTTGCCAGTTTTGCGAAATTCGGGGTAGCGTGCGCAGGCCATGCGACGCCGCCTACCCCTGCTTATCCTTCTGTTTCCGTGGTTCATCTTCCCCGCCGCCTTTGGGCAATGGGTCAACGTCACCGCCGCAAAGATCGGCGACGGCTCTGGCGGCCTGCTTGCGAACGGGCAATACTGCGCCCGGCCGGTGAACGGCGCCAACCTGCCGCTGCAGGCGGCAGCCGCCGGCTACGGCGCTGGCCCGATCACGACGCAGGAGATCTGCACGCCCGTAGTCAGCGGCACGCTGCCGGGGTACTTCTGGCCGTCCGACCCCACCGCCGGGGGGACCAACCTCGTTCCCGACCCGGTCATCGCCTCCGGGTTCTCTACCTGGACGAATCCCGGCTCCGGCTGGTCAATATCGACCGCGACAGGTTACGCCGCGACGAATGCTCTGGTGGCAGCGTCGTCGGTGGGCACCGGCGCAGAATCGCATTCAGCCTCCATCGCCGTAACGTCTGGCGCGACCTACACCTTCGGCGGATATCTCAACGCCACGCATCTCAGTTCCGGCTCCATCACCTGGAGCGTCGAGAATACCGGCCTCACCACGGCCTATGCCACGCTCTCCCAGTCCTCCGGCAACTCCGGCTGGGTGCAGACGCAGTTCACGGTTCCCTCCGGCGTCACCTCGGTCGAGATCGAGGCGAACACGAATACCGGCGTCATCGCCAGCGGCCAGACGGTAAGCTGGTCAGCGCCGCTGTTGCAGGCTGGGTTCAGCCGCCTGGCCGACACGGCGGTCTCCGACCCGGTCAATCTTACCTACCGCATTACGGTGCGCAACAGTCAGGGCGCCGCCATCTATGCGCAGGCGTGGCAACCATCCTCCGGTGATGTATCAGGGTCTGGCTGCACAACGTCCTCCGGCGTCACAACCTGCGATTTCGACAACTACGTTCCGGCAGGGAGTCCGCTGCAGGCCACCGCGCCCGCGCCAACCCTCATCGTCAGTGGCACCAACACGGTCGGCTACAGCACCCCGGCGTCAGTTACGCTCTCGCCGAATCCATCCGCCCCGAACTACGCAATGCTGGTGAACATCCCGCAGGGGGTTCCTGGGCCGCCCTGCAGCAGTTCCAGCTCGCCCTGCACCGCGCCGTATGGCGTCACCAGCTCGGCCGCGATCACCACGCCGCAGATCAATACCGACCTCTATGCCGGCGCGACGCCGAACGGCTGCGGCTCGATCGCCGCCTGCGTCGCAACCGCGACGGGAAGCAGCCCCTCCTACCGGATCATTCTGCCCTCGGGGACGCAGTTTATCTCAGCGCCCGTGTCGATTCCATCGAATGCGCATGTCGTCTTTGTGGGCGCGTCGCGTTTTCTGTCCTCGATTCAGGCGACATCCGGGTTCGCCGGCACCTGCTCCGACAGTAAAACATCGATGTTCTGCCTCGGCACCGGCAGCACGGTGAAGTTTGAGGATCTGACGGTCAACGGGCTGGGCTACCTGCAATACAACATCGACGTGCCGGTCAGCGCGCAGGAGATCACGCTGGATGACGTTTCGATTCAGGGGTTCACGCTGGCCGCTGTCAACATCTACGATCTGGTGAATCTCACCGTCAGGGATTCCTACCTCGGCAATCTGACGTCGATGTGCACGGCGACCTGCACCGTGGTTTTCTGGGCGCCGCATGTGGTCCAGCCCAACAAAGTCGCCATCGATAACTCAACGTTCGACCTGAGCGCGGAAACGACGCACGGCTTCTGGGCGTTTGGCATCGACAACGAATCGGGCGAGAGCAATAACATCCCGACGCAAAACCTCACCGTCACCAACTCCTATTTTTTCGCCGCGCTCATTGCGTCTCGCGAGGACGATCCGCTGGTCCTGGGATCGTCGATCGTAGGCACCTACGCCACGCAATTCCTGCAGGCGACGGTGACGGGCAACCACATTAGCTGCACCGGCGCGGTGGACGGCCTGATCGGCATCGGCGCGCAACTCGCGGG